GCATTCCACTCGAGAACTAGCTATGTTCTCTTTCCCCTGCAAACCTACAGGGTTATCCACCTATACTTAATACGATAGCGCTTAGGTAGCGCTAGACGGTCCGCGCGAACCTCATGAAGCTTTAAACAAGACTTCCTGAGGACGTGGCTCCAGCCATCAAGCTCAACCGTAATTGGTCGAGCTTCCATACAAGGTACTTTGTGTTCCAAACGCTGAAGGCGTTTGTTCCACCGTCTCTTGTAGGTCGATGGTACGTCAGTATACAACCCTATTAGATAAAGGCCTGTTGAGGTCTTTTCTAAGTCGGGTGATTCCCTATACCGGGAAGATATAGGAACTGGCCCGTACAGATCTTTGTAAAGGTCTGCGCAAGCCAAACCAACGGTATCGTATCCATGTAAGCGTATGATGTTGTTAAGCATCTCCGCCCACCTGAATCGCGATCGCCAGTCATTGTGGGGCAAAGCTTTGCACCTAATCGGCATAACGGGTTGACCATATACATAGTCACCACCGCAGGACTCCCGAAAGGAGCCAACCGAAAAGGACTTGGCACTGTTGACTATTAGTCCAACAGCCTCAAGCGCTCCCGTTACCTTCTCGTAAAAACGAGTAGGCACAATGATATCGTCACCGAATACAGATATGCTAATATCCTTAGCGGTGAGACGGTTCTGATATAGCCTGTTTATATAGGCATCATCACAACCGCATGCAGCGAGTGCAATTGACCAGAAACAAATAGACTCCACAGGGAAACAGCATGCTGAACCCATAGGAGCGAATTTGCTAAGGGAGATTAACTCTCCGTTTGGAAGTTTCGTGGCTAAAGAGCGTGTAGCTCCTAATGCCTTGATCCAATTAGGAGGAAACAGTGTTTGCACAAGTTTCCAACTAACTCGATCCGAAGCCTCCTTTAAGTCGAGCGTTGCGTAAGTCCCATAACGGGATCCTAAGCGCGCCAACCTCTGGTTGCGGGTTTGATCAGTGAAACCGATCTGACCCCTAATCGCAGGTAAACCATTAACCCTGTCATACATGGCCTTCATCAGGCCTTGTTGTATGTACATGAACTCTCGAGGTTCCTCACTAATTAAGCGAGGCCCCCTTGAGTCCTTAGGTACGAGGACTACCTTTGCCGGTGGTTCTGCCTCTTCCGCATCAGCTAGCTTGTAGAGTTCATCTACGAGATGGCTTTTGTTGAAGTAAAAGTATTCATCATACGGATATACGGCATCAAGCCGTTTAATATATCTGAATGAATCGTACCTCTTGTGGGGCGCAACCCCACATGCAGAGGAGCCACTACCATGTTTAGGTTGGATACTCAGCGGGTTCACACCCGCTAGTAACCTACAGACGATTTTCCTAGCTCTGTTGAGCAGGACCTCAGTTGGTCCATACGGAATCTCCTCTTGACCTTTTACATCAATCTCTGCCTGTTTAAAGGCTTCGATTGTAGAGTTAATTTGACTCTCGGTAAACGGCAACTCTAGCTTGTAGAACAGGTGAGAAACCTGTCGTATACAAGCGACTGCATCCACATCTATGTCCTTACTAGGCTTTGGTGTACCATCTTTCTCAAGGATGGCTCGCCAAGCAAGATACAAAAAACGTGGATAGTTACACCCCGCCTTATTGGCGAAGCCACAGACAGCATTGGGATACTCCGTATCAACGCCTTTTGAGGCGCGTCTCGGTATAGAGGAGTCTGGCTCGGTAGCCAGTTTTGAAACCCTCATAGATCCCTCGCAAGTGGTCAAGGTCGTAGTCGAACACGCACCTCCCTCCATCTCTCCTAACGGAGTAGATGAAAGATTGGTACGTTTCTTCTTGATCTTGAACCCACTCGCAGGCCTTAGCACCGTACCTTTCAGCAAAGCTGTAGATAAGGTGCCAGTCCTTTGAACTACCTCCATCGGAGAGTAGGTCGAGGATGTCTGTTCCGATTTGTTCAAATCCACTGAAGGCCTTTTCAACGCCTCCAGCAAGTATTTGTCCAGTTTGGGTAGCTTCTCCGTTAGGTAGGGCATCCCTTCGCCCGATATACGTTCCCGGATAGACTTCAAGTCTCGTCTGGTTACGTACTTCGAGTGTTTGGTTTGTTGTAGTAACAGAAGCATTAGTGCTTCCAGGCTTTTCAGATGTTCCATTCATTTGGATAATCTCCTTAGCCATAGCAATACACACTACTCACCATGCACTTAAATGTGCGGATTCAGGTCAGGCTCGTTTAAGAGCGCCGACCTAGGCTTGACTTAGACCCCTTCTTCTTGAAAGGGTTAAGCGGCTTACCTTGGATCAATCTGGTATAAATCCAACCAATTACCAAAGTTACCCCGATCGGGGCGGCTGAGGCTGAGCTGTGACCAAAAATAGTCACGATCTCTTGGATGGCATTAATACCGTCAAGCAGTTCGGTTGAGCTCTGTACAACCCGTTCCTCTACAGGCATAGGCCCATAGGGAACAGGAAACAGAGACGGATCGATAGAATTTCCCATATCAATATGGCGTTATCTATTAATTCGTTAAGGTTATACCGTGTTGCTCCTACTATTAGTAGGAGGCAGCACCGATGGCCGAGCGGACACCGGAAACGGCGAGAACCTCTTGAGCTTCCTCAAGAATCTCATCGACATCAGCAAGTGGGGCGGTATCAAACCGCGAACACTTGATGTCGCACTGCAAGTACGAATCGTACTTGCCCGTGGTAGCGTTCAGAATTGGACGCTTGAACTGCATGATGGACTGAACCAAGCCCGCGCTGGACTTTGTGTGTCGAACCGTAAGGATCGACTGTCCGGCGAGGTCTCCGTTAGGAGAAGACGCGGTATACAGAGCAACTCCCGGAGTGGGAGATTCAGCTTTGGTATAAACGCGATCTGCGGCTGGAGATCCGACATTCAATGTGATGGTGGTAGCAGGTAGTGCCATGATTTAGTTTGGGTTAATAACTGAACTGAATTGTTGCTATTAAACGGTGAGGTTAATTCCCACCGCCGCAACGTTGTTTTGAGGTACGACACTAGCAAAACACTAGTGGCGCGGACCTATGAGCGACCAAGCAAAAACAAGGTAACTATAGATCCAATGTTCCCAACTTGACGAAGGTTGGGGGTTTGAAGCTGAGGTATCCCAAAGCTGGAGTAATCCAGTGGTCCGGGTGTCCTCACGTAGGTAGTCGTAGACAGTTTACCTTCAATGGTAGACTGTTTAAGATTACGCCACAACAATGCATACTGTCCGTTATCAACGTACAGCGTGCATGTACAAGCACGTTCGGTTTTCACCGACCAGCCATCCTGCAGTACAGTGTAAGGAACTTCAACGAAGTTACCATTAAACTGTGACAAGAAGCTACCAACGTCAAGGAAGTAGTCGACGAGAAAGGACCAAGGAGTTAACTCCCAAAGTACCTCAATCGGACGATTGAATCCCAACGCATCGGCCCACACACCAAGTGTAGGCTGCTTGAAGGAAGAGCCCCAATTATATTGGACTCTAGCCCAAGCGGTAGTTGTACGCTTAGCAACAGACATGGTTGTATAACCATGATAGTTGTTCGGAGGTGAAGCAAGGTTTGACGTAGTGTCAACGTTTGCAATCTCCACATAGCTGTTTTTGACTGTAGTAGGCTTCGGGCTACGTAGTCTATCCATTTGTTTTAACACATGGGCGTGAACTTCCATCATACGCTGTAGGTCGTTGATAAACGGCTTTACAGCGAAGTTCACAAATAGATTACCTTGTGCTATCCTTCGTAACACCTCATAAGTCTTAAGATTCTTACCATCCCGCAAACCGCGGAAATGTTCAGTAATCACAGACAGAGGCCGGTTTGGAATGAACCAATCTCCAAGGTTATCATACAGGGTCTTAAGATCCCGTAGTTCACCGAGGAAGACTGGCGCATTGAAACCACTATTTTGCACGCCGAATTGCATTCCTGCAATAGCGCGCGCTTTCGCATTCGCCTCGCTTCCCGAAAAGGAAGCTCGGTTAATAGCAAAAGATAGGTTACTTGGGCCACACGAAAGAGAACCCGTACTTGTCACAGTGAGTTTGGCAGTAGCCGTTGAAGGCCAGTTTGCCGTCACTGTAGACTCGTGGATATTAACCACGGGTAACGCCGGACACATCCATTCTTCAATGGTGTGTGTACACGGGTTGTACGAATTCAAACCAGGAGAGACGTCGGTTATCGACTCAACTCTCCCCGTCTTGCCGCCATAAGGTGTGACCTCGGACGACGCAACGCTGTGTGTTGTCGTGGTATTGCTAAAAGGCAAACCATGGACATAACGGGGGCCGAAAGAGCCCGCCGAATCATACTTTCCAACCCTTACGAATGTAGGGGTGGCAGTAACAACAGTGTTTCTAGTTCGTGTTCTACTCATAGATGTGGTGACTGCCCCTTTAGGGGGG